ATTGAAATAAATAAATCAGTAGATGCAAGTAATGTAAAGCTTGCTTCATTAAAAAACCAACAAACAATACTTGAATTACAAGGCAAAAGCACGATAAGAATTAAAAATGCAATAAAAGAAGAATTGCTTTATCAGGTACAAAAGAATGTTGAACTTTTAAAAAATCTACAAACACAATTAGAATTAGAAAAAAATAGTCGAAAGGAAGTAACATTTTTAGAAAAAGCAGCGTTTTGGGTTGGCACAAGACTTGGAAGCACAACCGCCCTTGCCTTTGCAGCAAGAAATATAAAAGAAGAAAATGAAAAAGAATTAAAATTACAAGAAGACATAAACAAAGCAAACACCCAAGCTGAAAGCCTAAAAATTTCATTGTTACAAATGGATAAAAAGGCTAATGATGAAAAACAAAAAGCCGCAGATTTTGCCGCCGCAGCGGCCAAGAAATTAGCAGATGAAGCCGCCCTTGCTGAAGCAACCGCAATAGAAGAAATTGCAAAACTAGAAGATGAATATTTCCAATCAAAACTTGATAAACAAACACAAGAAGAAAATGCAGTATATGAAAAATATTATGCACTAATTGAAGCGGCAAAAGAATACGGTATAAGCACAACCGAATTAGAAGAAGCAAGGCAAAGTGAATTAGCTTTAATAAACAAAACATATACAGAAAAAGCCGAACAAGATGAAATAGATAGACTTGCTAGTATAAAGAAAATTCAAGATGACCATAAAGAATTAACCGACATTGAAAGACTTGAACAACAAGAAATAGAAGCATTGGCCGAATTAGATTTATTAAAGGCAACCGAAGAAGAAAAACTTGCAATTAAAAAATTCTATGCAGATGCAATACAAGATGTAAAAGATAAAAACGCTGAAGTAGAAAAAAAGACAAGCCAAGAACTTTTAAAGCAAGCCCTAGGCGATGCACAAGCCACTTTTGATATGGTAGGTCAATTAGCCGGTAAAGACTCAAAGGTAGGTAAAGCAATGGCCATAGCAAGCGCAACAATAAGCGGTATAGAGGGTACAATGAATGCCTTTACAACGGCGCAAAAATCACCAATAACAACGGTTTTCCCGGCCTACCCATTTGTTCAAGCCGGTCTTGCCGGTGCGGTTGCCTTAAAAAACATTGCAGCAATTAAATCAATAGACCCAAGCGGTAAAGGTAATACTGGAAGCGTGCCAACTTCAAGCGGTGGTGGTGGTGCGGCCATACCCCCGGCCTTTAATGTGGTTGGTCAAAGTGATACAAACCAATTAGCAGATGCAATAGGTGGACAAAGCCAAAGACCATCAAGAAGTTATGTTGTGAGCAATGACGTTACCACAAGCCAAGAACTTGAACGCAATATAATCGAGGGGGCAAGTATTGGGTAAATGCAAAATTAAAAACTAAACACGTTATATATTTATGAAGATCATTGAACTTATTTTAGATGAAGAAGATTTTGAAGCCGGAATCGAAGCAATATCAATTGTGGAATCACCGGCCATCGAAAGTGACTTTGTGGCTTTGAAAAATCAAGAAATAAAACTTGCTGAAGTAGACAAAGAAAAACGTATACTTATGGGGGCTTTATTAATACCTGATAAGCCAATTTATAGAACCGGTGAAGATGGTGAATATTATATATTTTTTTCCAAAGAAACAATAAATAAAGCATCACAATTATTTCTTCAAAATGGCAACCAAAGTAATTCGACACTAGAACATGCGAAGCCCCTTGATGGGTTAACCTTAGTTGAAAGTTGGATTGTCGAAGATAAAGTAAAAGACAAAACCGCATTGTATGGTTTAGACGTACCGGTGGGTTCGTGGGTCGGCAGCGTTAAGGTGAATAACGAAAAAGTTTGGCAAGAATATATTTTAACTAAGAAATGCCGTGGCTTCAGTATTGAAGGATTTTTCGCCGATAAAATAGAGTCACCAAACGACAAAGAAAAAGAAAAAATGTCGGGACAATTATTAAACCAAATAAAAAATATATTAAATGAAAACTAATATTGATAGGGTATACTCTAAACTACCAAATAAAAAGCAAAGCTTTAAAAAACATAATGTAAATTTAGACAAAGCCCAAGACTTAAAAGACGCATTGGAAAAATCAAATGAAAATTGGGATTTAATGAATGATGTTTTAAATGATTGGGTTGTGAAATACATAGACTTACAAAATGAAGTTAATTCTATTTCAGATTTATATGATAGTTGGATAGCAAGCAAAGAAAATTTAGAAGATGTAATGATAGATTTTGAAGATGTATCAAAAGAATTAGGCATGAACCCAATGACATTTACAGGTTTTTCTGAAAGTAGTTTTGCCCTAGGCGTTTACGACCAAAACATTGATGATTTACAAGATACAATTGACATTATGAAAACAATACCACAATTATAAAACCAAATATAAAATGAAAAGTAGATTAGATAGAGTATACGATAAACTGGCAACAAATAAAGTTGACCTTAAATCGCAAAAAGTAGAATTAGGATTGATTGACAATTTTAATTATGAATATCAGTACCTAGAAGAAGAAGTAGGTAGATTATCATATTCGGTTGATGAATGGTTCGATGAAAAATATGAATTATTGCAAGAAGCATACGGATTGTTAAAAGCGGTTTACATACAAAATTCAGAAGCATTTGTATCAGAAGCAGATGTTGCCGGTGATATGGATATTTTAAATGAAATTGAAAGCAAGGCAAATGATTTAGGCATTGATGTGTCAGAAGTATATCCAGATTTTGAAGAACACAAAGCAACTATTGAGTATCTAGAAGATCTTGAAAAAAGATTTGATGACCAAAAAAGACAAATAGAAGAATTTTAATGAATAGAAACAACAAAAATAAAACCTTTATACCTAGCCACGCATCGCCTACCGGCGGTCAAAGGGGTTGTTTATGTTGGGACACCGCAACTTATTCAAGTGAGTGCTGCGATGGCTCTATGCAAGCCCAAGGCATAGGCGTAATAACAAGAACCGTTTAAAAACGCAAAAAAATAATTAATAATCGTTATATAAATAGTATGGAAAAAACAAAAATGTTAAATCAAATAAGAACGCTTCTAAAAATGGAAGTGAAACTTGAAGAAATGAAATTGGAAAACGGCACAATCGTGACCGCCGAATCATTTGAAAAAGATAGTGAAATTTTCATTGTAAGTGATGAAGAAAAAATCGCAATGCCCGTAGGTGAATATTTACTCGAAGATGGGCGTTTATTAGTTGTTGAAGCTGAGGGCTTAATTGCTGATGTTCGTGAAGTATCGGATGAAGTACCGGCCAAAGAAGAAGAAACAACTGAAGATCTTGAAGAAGTGGTAACTGAAGTACCTGAAGAAGTGGTAACTGAAATTGAAGCAATCATTGAAGCGGTTGTTGAAGTTATTGCACCGGTAATTGAAGAAGTAAAAGAAGAAATTGAAGAACTTAAAAAACTTTATTCTGATAACAAGAAAAAAGAAGAAATGAGTGCTTCAAGAAAACCATTAAGACATAACCCAGAAACCAAAACACAAAAACAACAAGTGCAATTTGGTAAAGGAAAATTTAATACAACACTAGATAGAGTAATAAACAAATTAAATCAATAAAAAATGAATAAAATGAATAAAAGAAACGTAGGTTTAAGCAAAAGAAATGTAAACCTAGCCACGGCTACGAATATCACGACTACCTATTCTGGCCAATTTTCAGGCACTTACATTGCGGCGGCACTTTTGAGCGCAAGCACAATTGATGATGGCGGTTTAACAATTAAATCGAACATCAGCTTTAAGGAAGTTTTGAAAAAGTTATCTACCGATGCTTTAGTAAAAACCGCTACATGTGATTTTGACCCAACATCTACAATCACACTTACTGAGCGTATAATTGAGCCAAAAAATCTACAAGTTAACTTAAATTTGTGTTCAAATGATTTCCTATCGGACTGGGAATCGCAGCAAATGGGCTTTGGTCTTGCAACTACTTTACCACCGACATTTTCAGATTTTCTAATTGCTCATGTGGCGGCCGAGGTTGCCCAGTCAACTGAAGAAAATATTTGGAGAGGAGATGTCGCGGCGGCATCTGTTAATTCTTTTGATGGTTTTGAAAAACTAATTGCTGCGGCGGTTACGGCGGCTGAAATTCCGGCGGCGCAAGCTATCACCGGTGTTGCTTTAACATCTTTAAATATCATTGAAGAAATGAGTAAGGTAGTGGCGGCTATTCCTAATACACTATATGGTAAAGAAGACCTTTTTGTATATGTTTCTTCGAAAGCTGCGAAGCTTTACGTTCAGGCATTAGGTGGTTTCGCTACCGGTATGACAAACAACGGTGTAAATAATATGGGGACAACTTGGTTTAACAACGGCTCACTTATGATAAACGGCGTTAAAGTATTTGTTTCACCGGGACTATCAGACGACAAAATGTATGCGGCGCAAAGGTCAAATTTATACTTTGGTTGCGGCTTAATGAATAGCCAAAATGAGGTTAAAGTTTTGGACATGCGCGATTTGGATGGGTCATCTAATATTCGTATGGTGATGCGTTTTTCAGCAGCCGTACAATTCGGAACCAATGATATCGTTTCATACGCATAATTAATTAATTAATCAAAAACTAGGGTAGGTGGGTTTTGCCTACTTACCCTTTTTTTATATAAAACAAAAAAAATATGGCTTGTACATTAACAACGGGTAGAAAACTACCTTGCAAAAGTGCCTTTGGTGGTATTAAAAAAGTACTATTTGCAGACTTTGGAACTATTGGAAGTATAACGGTAGACCCAACAACAAAAGAAGTAACTGCAATTACAGATGCGGCAACACCGCCAATTTGGTATGAGTATGACATCAAGGGTACGTCATCATTAGACACGGCCGTGGTATCGAGTCGCGATAATGGTACGACATTTTATACCCAGACTTTAAACCTTACACTTACTTATTTAGATGCTTTAACACAAGCAGAACTTCAAACCGTAGCGGTGGCAAGACCATACGTTATAGTTGAAGATTACTATTCAAATCGCTTTTTATGTGGTTTAGAAAATGGTATGGAATTGGTGAGTGGCCAAATTCAGACTGGCGCAGCCGCCGGCGATTTATCAGGATTTACAATTGTGATGGAAGGAATGGAAGAAACGGCACCGTATTTCTTAGCATCTTCGGTAGTAATAACACCGGATGCAAACCCAATAGACCCTACGGCATAATTTATTATTTACTTATAATTAAAAGCATCTTTAATCGGGTGCTTTTTTTTTGTTTTTACAAATTAGTAATTTTTATACGTTATATAGGTAATGATTATATTTAGACCACAAGCCGAAAATAAATTTACATGTATACCCCGTGAATATGTAACAAACGCATATATGACTATTCGTGACGATAGCACAAATGTATCGGTAGATTATACATTAGTACCTAGGGTTGCCGGTGTTGGTAATATTGAAATTGTAAACGACACCTATAATGTATATAATGATACCTATTCAAATATGGTCGAGGGGCACTTTTACGATATGACCATTTATTCAGATGTAGGAAAAACCAATGTGATTTATCGCGATAGAATATTTAGCACCGAACAAAAAGTAGACATACAAGCAGACCCCAATTATTTTTATAAGATAAACAAAGATGTATACCAAGAATATGACGGTTTTAATAATGACTATATAGTATTATGAGAAAAAGAAATAACAAGGGTCAATTTGTAAAGCAAAACAAAAAGCAAGAAGCAAGTTTTTTGCAATTAAGTACATATACTAGCCCTGAAGTAAAAGAAGTAAACGGCGAATCGTGGATTTCCTATGGGGCTGATAATGATTATTTCCAGTTTTTGATAGACCGTTTTAATGGAAGCCCTACAAATTCGGCTTGTATAAATGGTGTGAGCCAACAAATTTATGGTAAAGGTTTAAATGCTACCGATAGCAACCGAAGACCAAACGAATATGCCCAAATGGTATCTTTATTTAAAAAAGATATTGTAAGAAAATTATGCTACGATCTTAAACTTATGGGTCAATGTGCAATACAAGTTGTCTACTCAAAAGATAGAAGCAAAATTGCCGAAATAGAACACATGCCTATTGAAACTTTACGCGCTGCAAAATGTGATGAAGATGGAAATATACCGGCATATTATTATTTTAATGATTGGGCAAATCTTACAAATTCAGATGAACCTTTAAGAATACCGGCTTGGGGTATGTCTAATGAAGATATTGAAATATTATACATTAAACCATACAAAAGTGGTTTTTACTATTATTCACCGGTCGATTACCAAGGTGGGTTGCAATACGCTGAACTTGAAGAAGAAGTATCAAACTACCATTTATCGAATGTCATTAATGGCCTTGCACCCGGTCTTTTAATAAATTTCAATAATGGTATTCCGAACCAACAAGAACGCCAATTAATTGAAAGCAGAATAGCGGCTAAATTTCAAGGGTCTTCAAATAGTGGCCGTATGATTGTAGCTTTTAACGACAATAAAGAGAGCCAAGCCGAAATAACACCGGTGCAATTAAGTGATGCTCATAACCAGTACCAATTTTTGTCGGAAGAATGCAGCACCAAAGTGATGTTAAGCCATAGAATTGTCAGCCCAAAATTACTAGGTATAAATAATGGTTCAGGTTTTGGAAATAATGCTGATGAAATTGAAGTTGCCAGTATTTTAATGGATAACACGATTATAAGGCCATTTCAGGAACTTTTAATAGATAACTTTGATAAGATACTAGCATACAATGATATTAGCTTAAACCTTTACTTTACGACCTTACAGCCCCTAGAATTTACTGAAGTAGATAAAGACCTACAAGACAAAGAAACTATTGAAGAAGAAACCGGTGTTGAAATGTCAAAGGTTAATTTAAAACAAATTGATGGCAAAGAAGCTTATAAGACAATAGAAGAAGCAAAAGCAAAAGCAAAAGAGCAAGGGTGCGATGGTTACCACGAACATGTCGATGGTGATGATGTTTGGTATATGCCTTGTGAAACACATTCAGAATTTTTATCAGATGATTTAGGTGAACAAATATTAGACAATTTAAAAGGTGAAACAATATCTGATGAATATGAATTAGTTGACGAACTTGAAACAGACATAGATATAAGCGATGAAGATTGGGCAGCTTTATGTATTAAGGAAAAAAAGTCTTTATTTAAAAAATTTGCTGATGAAATAACATCAAAGCCAAGTGGGTTTAGTTATTTAGATAGTAAAAATTATAAAATTAGATACAAGTATGTTGTTGGGTCAACAAAGCAAATGAAAGACAATAATAAATCAAGGCCATTTTGTGAAAACATGATGCGATTATCTAAGTCTGGCATTGTATATAGATTAGAGGGTATCGATGCAGCTTCGCGCGATGGTGTAAACGAAAGCCTAGGACACAATGGGAAGCCCTATGACTTGTTTAAATTCAAAGGTGGGGTATATTGTCGCCATAAATGGGTTCGTGTATTATATCGCCTTAAAAAGAACACCGAACCATCTGAAGATTTAAGTGACTATAAAAAAACAAGAAGCATACCGGATAGTTATATTAAATCACCAAGTGGAACAAAACAATCAGAAACGGCACCGGTCAACATGCCAAATCAAGGACATTATCCGGGCGTAAAATAACATATATGGCAACAGTACTTTTTTTAAATAGAACCGACCTAGTAAGGAATTCAATTATTGATGGAAATTTGGACACTTCCAAGCTTTTGCAGCATATCAAAATAGCGCAAGAAATTGATGTTCAAGAAATAATCGGAACCCAAATGTATGAGGGTTTAACCAATGCAATAATTGCCGGTATTGATCTTCCGGCCAATGCAAGATGGAAAACTATATTAGACGATTATATTGTAAGCATGTTAATTTGGTTTGGTCAAGCAAATTTCTATCCATTTGCTGCATATACGGTGGCCAATGGGGGTGTGTACAAACATCAAAGCGAGAATTCGCAAAGCGTTGACAAATCAGAAATAGATTTTTTAGTTGAAAAAGCAAGAACAAACGCCGAATGGTATTCAAGAAGATTTATTGACTTTATGAATTTTAATCAAGCTATTTACCCTGAATACACCCAAAATAAAAATGATGATTTATACCCAAGCTATGATAGTTTGTTTAATGGTTGGGTGCTTTAATTTATTAGTAATGATATACAAACCAAAGGCAAAGAACATTGAGAAATTAAAAGTGTTTTTAAAGAAAAAAAAGAAAAAGTAATGGCAAACGAAATGTATTATAAAAGTTGGTGGGGTCGTGGTGTTTGTGACAATACCGTTGGTTGGGGTATTATTTATAAAATTTATGCCGGGTGTAGTGCCGTGCCGGCTTTACTTTTAACCTTACAAGCAAGGGCAACATACTATGAGAATGTAACTTGTACAACTGCAACTTTAGATGAATTAGAAAATATACAA